CGTCGTTATCTAACTGTGTAAATATACGATTTGAAGGGTCACATGCAATAAATGTGCTGTTTAAACTTGGTCGATTTGCGAATTTACGTCCTAAGTGCCAGTACGATAATGTGTCTTTCATTTGACCTGCTACCGTATTTAATTCGTGGCGATATTCGTCATAGATTGGTAAATAACCAAATGTTCCACTATCTAAACTTGTGCCGTCTGCAAATACCTCTTGGTTTAATACTGGTTGTTCTCCAATATGTGCTAATAATGGTTGGAAGTAATCGTAACGATCTGTTTTGCTAAATTTAGGTGCAATACCTTGGAAATATGTTGTATCTGGTACAATATACATTAGTGCAAATATCCAACCGTGCTCTTGTGCATAGTATGAAGCTTTGCGTGAACCACTTGCTGTAATAGCGTGTCCACCCATTGTACCTAGTGCTGATGCATCTGCTCCTGAAGTTGTTGTTTCGCTTGTTTGTAATACCTCGCTAAATTGAATTGTTGCTACTGAACCTCCGAATTCTTCTGGACGTTGTAGTCGTGAATCTTGTGGTTTAACTCCAAAGTGTGCCTGAATATGTTCTGTGTAACGGTTACCTGTACGTGCGTTTAATTCTAACCATTTTTGAATTGCGAATGCTTCGCGGAATTGGTTAATTGTTGCTGCTTGAATGTTTAAATCAGATGCACTCAAATAGTTTGAATCTGTAACATCTACTACTATTGAATCTACACCATTAATTTGTAAAGTTCCATTGTTTTGTTCAATGTTTGCTATACCCCCAACAACGCCACCTGTAGCTTGTCTACGTACTAATGAAGGATTTCCTACTGGATCAAAAGATAAATCTATACGTCCTGCAGGATCTAATAATGGTAATGTTACCTCTGGTCCTTTTTGTGTAAATGGTAGTGCTGATGTAAATCTATCGTGCTGCCATGCTACATCGCGTAATGTGTATAATGCAGCGTTTGAACCATTGTTACCGTCTGTTAATTTTACGTCTAATTCTCCTTGAAGATTTTGATCTCTAAAATATTCGTTCCATATATACTGATAATGTGCAAATGGTAGTGCATTTACATTTTTTGCTACGCCTGCAGCGTTTGTACTTGTGTTAATACCCATATAATCGGGTAGTGTACTTGGTAATGCTGTTACTGGAATTGTTGGATGTACTGGTTCTGTTGTATCTGATACTGATTCTGGACCTGTAATAAAGTCTTCCCAGTTGTTCCATACTAATCGGTTTGGAGAGAAGAAATAACGCCACTTTTACTT